AAGTAAATTAATGAAGCATGTGTTTGAAACGGACGAGCAGGGCAATTTTATAATTGCTCCGCAAGTTCTCTCAATTAAGGAATTTGCAACGCTTCAAAAGAAGCGTAAAAATAAAGCTCTTGTGAAAGCAGAGCTTTCTGCTATCTGGTTTTTTATAGATATGCGGTCTCCTTATATGCGTATGGATGAGGATGATAGATGGAAATGTATACAGGATGATGTTCTTTATATGTATCCTGATTGGAAACCTGATCAATTAGTAAATGCCTGTATTGAGAAGTACAGGGAAATGAGTAGGACACGTTCAATGGATACATTAGAGTCTGCATGGAAAGCACAAAAAGAGCTGGATCAGTTCTTGAGCAACGTAGACCTTAATGAGCGTGATAATAATAACAAGCCTGTTTTTAATGCAAAGCAGGTAATGGATATGCTCAATGGAGTACCAAAAACTGTTAAGTCATTACAGGATACACAAAGACTTGTAGAGACTGAAGTTGCAGAAAGCTTAATACTTAGAGGAGGACGCGAAAAAGCAGAATTTGAAGATGACAATGCCAACCCAGACTGATACTTCAGAGGAAAGAGGGTTGCTTGACAACTTGACCTTTGATAGTAGTGTGCGTATAAACAGTATTAATGATGAAGATCTTAGGTCTGATATCATTGCTGCTGTGTCTGAGATTCCGTTTGTGTATAATATGCTTAAAGAGGATAGGTTACACGCATCAGATCTTCACAGAGATAGTCAAGGTAGGATAAAAGTTAATTTAGAGAATCCTCATCTTCTTGAGGATATGGATTACTTTCGTGAACGTGCTTTGTATTTTAAAAAACACGGTATATACACAGATATTATTCCTAATAGACATCAGACTTCAAGATATATGAAGTTCTGGAGAGAGGAGCAGCGCAGGTGTAGAGAAGGTCTTGTTAGAGAAAGTGATGGTGAATGGATATCAGGGTATTACTATTGGTATTTAAACTATTGTCCAATATTGATGACACAGGATATACCATTAACTCCTGAAGAATTAGAGGATGATGCAATGAATGTTCAGGCTGAACGTGTTGAGGATTTCCCTAGAGTTTGGGACAGTGATTACCTGTGGTTTCATTATGTAGACCAATCTGAAAGAAAAGGTATGCATTGTGTCAATATAAAAACAAGAGGTAGAGGATATTCATTTAAAGGTGATGGTAAACTGTCACGTAATTATTATCATTTTAAAAGAAGCAAGTCTTATGCAATAGCATCGGAAGGTGAATACTTATATGAAGATGGTATCTTAAGTAAGACATGGGATACACTTAACTTTATTGATAATCACACACCTTGGAGAAAGTCTCGTGATTATGCAGATAGAAATGATCACAAAAGAGCATCATATAGAGATCCTAAAACAAAGACTGAGAAAGGTATACGTTCTGAGATACTTGGTGTAAGTACAAAAGGGCAACCTGAAAGAGCAAGGGGAAAGCGTGGTAAGCTTGTGTTGTTTGAGGAGGCTGGAAAGTTTCCACATTTACTAAAGGCTTATGCAATTGCACGACCATCAGTAGAGCAGGGTAGTAGAACCTTTGGTACTATTATCGTGTGGGGTACAGGAGGTACTGAAGGTGCTGACTTTGCAGGTATAAAAGAGTTATTTACTAAACCTGATGCATATAATATATATGGTATGCGTAATGTGTTTGATCGTAATGCACCATCTACATCTATGTGTGGGTATTATTGTGGTGAATACATGAACCGTGAAGGTTGCTATGATGAGAACGGTAATTCAGATGTAATAAAAGCACTTGTTGAGGTATTTACAGCAAGAGGTATAATTGCTAGAGGTACTGATGATCCGAATGCATTAATACAGGAAAAAGCTGATCGTTCCATCACACCGCAAGAAGCGATGATGAAAAAAGAAGGTCATTTGTTTAATGTAGAAGACCTTAAGATACATGCTTCAGAAGTAGAAACAAACCCTAAACAATTTACAGATGCTACTTGGAAAGTAAAGATGTTCTTTCAAGAAGGTGAAGTAAAATGGAAGATATCTGACATACCTCCTATACGTCAATTTCCCGTTATGGATGTAAAAGACCTTGAGGGATGTGTTGAGATATTTGAGCATCCTATAAAAAATGATGACCACATACAGGCAAATGTTTATATAGCAGGGTGTGACCCTTATGATGATGACATGTCTACAGGACCATCATTAGGAAGTATACTTATAATGAATCGTCTTACAGGTAGAATAGTTGCTGAATACACTGGAAGACCAAGAACTGCAGAAGCATTTTATGAGATCTGTTATAGATTGATGAAATACTATAATGCAAAATGCAACTACGAGAATAATAAGAAAGGTATGTTTCAATACTTTGACAGAATAAACGCTACATATATGTTGTGTGATACACCTGGTATTCTTAGGGATATGCAGATTACTAAACGTGTAGGTTACGGAAATGCTGCAAAAGGGACACATACAACTAAAGCTGTAAACGGTTGGAGAAATAGTTTGATACGTTCATATCTTATGGAGCAAGCTTACGGAAAAGAAGAAGGAGAGAGGAATTACAGCACAATAGTATCACCAGCAATGCTTAAAGAGTTGATAGCGTATGACCCCAATGTGGGCAACTACGATAGAATATCATCGTTGGGTATGTTACTGATCTATCGTGTAGACCTTGAGAAATACGGATTAGAGGATGAAGATCTCATTGAAAATGATAATGGTAAAAAACAAATAGACCCTTTCTTTTTAAAAGTTAGGTCAAGCATGAATGATAGATTTGTGCCGACTATAAACGAAGAAAGAGACCCTATTAGATCAAGAATTAGAAGACGATGATCACAATTGATAATGAGGACTTCCCCTCTCAAAAGAAAACTGAAAAACAAAAGACCGAAAAGTGGGCAAAAAGGTGTGTAAAAGCAGCTACCGACATGGGTCTTTATAGTAGTGAATTTTATGGTGATTATCGTGAGATAAGAACCAATCTGGATTTGTATAATAACATCCTTGATAAGGATGATATGCTTACAATGTGTGACCCTTTTGGTCTTACAAATAATGATTTTCCTTTTGAGCCACAACATTATCCTGTTGCAAACAATAAGATTAATCTACTCTTAGGTGAGGAGATGAAAAGAAAGTTTGATTGGCGAGTAAGAGTAATTAATCAAGATGCTGTAACACAAAAAGAAAATGACATTCGTGATGAAATAAGAGAACGATTTGTTGAGTTTTCTACAAAGGGTCTTCCTGAAGATCAGCTTGCTGAAAAGATACAAGAACTTGATAGTTATCTTAGATATGACTACCAAGATATGCGTGAAAAAAGAGCAACACAGCTTTTAAAGCACATGGTAGAAAAAGAAAATCTCAAGTACAAATGGAACATGGGATTTCTTGATGGTTTGATTACAGGTAGAGAAATTTACAGTCTTGATATTGTAAATGGTGATCCACGAATTACAAAATGTAATCCTGCTAATGTTAGAATTATTCGTAAAGGACAATCTGTAGATGTTCAAGATGCTGATATTATTATTGAATGGGGATATCATTCAAGAAAGAATGTAATTGATGATTACTCTGACTATCTAACTGATAAGGAGGTTGCTGAGATAGAAAGAATGAACACAACACTGAGTTCTTCTTCTAGTGATGAAGCAGTTGCACAAGGTAAAGAGCCTGATCTACTTGCTGGTACATTTAGTATGATTGAAGATGCTGATGGTAATTTATCACCATCTAATCTTTCAAATGCTGAATTATTGCTGTCTCCTGTTCTTGAAGATGGTAGCATACTTGTTACAAGAGTAGTTTGGGCATCTTATAGAAAGTTAGGTAAACTAAAGTACTATGACCGAAAGACAGGTGAAGAACTTTATAAGTGGGTAGATGAATTTTACAAGCCTCGTATTAAAAACGGTGAAGAAATTGAAAAGCATATTTGGGTAACTGATTGGTGGGAAGGTACACGTATTGGCGAAAGCATTTTTGTTAAGATGCGTCCTTTTCCTGTAAAAGCTTATGGTATGAATAATCCTACTGGTACAATATGTCCTTATGTAGGAGGTGATTATACTCAAGAAGGTGAACCAACAACTTCTCTTATGGGAAGAATGAAGCCTTATTCTTATTACTATGATTTCTTAATGTTTAAGCAGTGGGAAACACTTACTAAGCATAAAGGTGTGGTAGGGTATCTTGATCTTGCAATGATACCTGAAGGTTGGGAAACTGAAGATGCACTTTACTTTGCAGATAAAATGGGATGGTTACCAATTGACTCATTTAAGGAAGCGAGAAAAGGAGCAGCTACTGGAACACTTGCTGGAAACATGAATGCTAATAGAGCACCTATGAATTTTGATATGGGTAACTATTTACAGCAGAACATGATGATACTTAACTTTATTAAAGAAGAGATAAGTAATATATCGGGAGTAAGCCGTCAACGTGAAGGTGCTATCTCAAGTAGTGAATTGGTTGGTAATACACAAAGGTCTGTAATGCAGTCTTCACATATTACTGAACTTTATTTTCAGTTTCACGAAAGAATTAAGACATCTGTTTTAAAGGCTACACTTGAGGTTGCAAAGCATGCATATCGTGATAGATCATTAAAGGTTCAATATATTACTGATGATCTTTCTCAAATGATTGCAGAAATAGATGGTGATATGATACGTGAAATGGATTACGGTATAACTGTAGGTTCTAATATGGAGTACGAACAACTACATCAAACTATGATTCAACTCGCACAAGCAGGTTTGCAGAATGATAAAATAAACTTTTCGCAGATAATGGATATTCTTACTGACTCTAGTATTAGTTCGGTAAGACGTAAAATTGAAAATGCTGAACGTCAGAAACTGGATCAAGTAAAACAAGATTCTGAACAACAGCAAGCAATGATGCAACAACAGCAGCAAGCAATGCAGCAAGTTGAGGCAATGAAGAATGAGGGTAAGCAACAAGCAGAACAATTTAAAGCTGATCTTGCTCTTGAACTTGAAAGGGTACGTAACGAAGGAAAGATTGATCTTGAAAAAGTAAAATCAGAACTTCAGAAAGACCTTAAAGTTACAGAGTCGTCAGATACTGTAATGAAAACGATGAAAGATGTTGAAAAACTCGGCATGCAATTAAAGCATGAGGCAAAAGAGAATGAGTTAGACAGACAAAGTGAGGAAGAAATTGAAAAATTAAAACTCAAAAAGTCTATAAAGACTAACACTTCTCGATAGAAGAGGGTATTGACATTGGATGTTAATTAATATAATTTTGTAAATTATAGCGCATGGAGTTTAATAACGAAGAAACTTTAGGTGGTTTCAACTTTGACATTGAAGGTGTTGAAGATGCTGGAACCTTTGAAATAGAATTGAATGAAGGTGCACCTGCATCTGCAGCAGAACCTGCCATAAAACCAACTACACAAGAAGATGGTGATGGGGAGGCAGCAGACAGCACACCTTCTGAAGGTACATTTGAAATCTCATTAAAAGATGAGGTTGGTAGATCCGATACGGAGGGAGAAACTACTGGAAATGTATTTGAAGATATGCCGTCCTCTGAGAGTGCTCCCTCTTCTCCTCTTTTAACAAGACTTGCCTCGGCACTTTATAAGGACGGTGTTCTTACTGGAGTCAACGAGGAGGAAATTAAGGACATAGATATTCCAAAGCTTGCAGACATGATAAAAGGTACAATCAAGCAGAATGAATATTCTGATCTTGATCCTCGCACAAAAGAAGCATTAGATGCTATTCGTGCAGGTGTACCTGTTGATAATGTTGTAAGACACCACAATGCTGAAACCAAACTTGCTGACTTTACTGAAGATAGATTTATCGAATCTGATGTAGATGATGAATCTATTGCCGAAGATAAAAAGGCAGTTAGACAAAGTTTGATTTTTAACGATCTTTTAGCAAGAGGTTATTCCAAAGAAGATTCTCAAAGACGAGTTAATCAATCTTTTAACTCAGGAGATGATGAAGCTGATGCAAAACTTGCACTTGACAGTCTTAAAAAAATAGCTACCCAGCGAAAGCAAGCGGAAGTTAAAGAGGCAGAGTCAAATCAAGTTGCACATGAGGAGCGAAGGAATGATCTTATTAAGAAGGTTACAGAATTAAAGGAAATAATGCCTGGAGTTCCTGTAACTGAAGAAACTACAAAATGGATGGCAGAAGCTATGACAAATCCTACAGGTAGAACAGAAAACGGAACACTTAGAACAACTGTTTCCGATAAACGTTCTGAAAGCCCGTTTGATTTTGATACGCGACTTCACTATTTTATAAAAATGGGTCTCTTTGACGAGAAGCCTGATACGTCCCTGTTTACTAAACGCTCTATGAGCAATGCTGTGCAGGAACTAGAAAAGAGCCTTTCAACAGAAGGGATCTACGATGCAGGGAAGGGAGCTTCCCTTGAGAGTATCACCGAAAGAGAAATGAAGAGCAATTATCTTCGTCTTCTTGACGGTGTTGATATCTAAATTTAATTGAAACATAAAATACGCTAAATGGCACTTCAATTTTCAGAGTTTCAAATGTATGATGCACAGCACTGGTCAGGATTGACAACTGCAAACCATCTACATAGCATTTATCAAGGTCGTCCACAGAAGGCTACTGATATTATGCGAAGAATCCACACTACCAACTTTGGTACTGACTTGGATTCTCAATTATCAAAATACAAGGTTAAGTACCTTGATACTGATGACGATTTTACATGGGAACTTGTTGGTTCTGGTAAAAAGAATGTTCCTCTAGTAGAGGCACGATTAACTGCAGCTGGAGCAGCTGTTGCTGTAGGTGATGAGCCAGGAAAGAATGTTACCTCTTTCTACATGGTATTCCCAGAGCGATGGTTTACTGATGAGCATATCATTGTTGGTCACAAGAATGAAATGTATCCACTACAGATTCAATCTGATCCTATTGCTGATGGAACAAATTGGTTATACGAAGTTAAGTTGATCACTGGTGATCCTGATCTTTTTGTACCTGTTGAAGAGCTTGCAGCTGGTAAGCGATGGAGCCGTGAGTG